TACGATTCATTTCAAGGGGCTTACTGAGAAGGAACTCAGTGAGATTGATGGTCTTGAATTTCAGACCAAAGACCTAGAACGTGAGTTTCTTGAGTATCATGTGGGCAAGGATGGTAAGTTGACATATATAGACTACCACTACGAACTGGTTGACAACGACGGATTCTTCAAGAAGATATTGTCTAGGGTAGACGATGGTCGGGTAGCATCTAGTCATACCGGAGTTGTTATGTTCTACGGAAAGCCGTACGAAAGTCTTTACACGTTCCAAGCCAAATTCACAAAGGGAGAGATTAAATACATCAGACTCCTTTCAATAGTATGAACATGAGTAGGGGAATAACCAAATCAAAACTAAAAGTAAGCTACCCTAATGTAGCAGACGTGCTTGATAAAATCGAGCAGGTTAACAAGAAGAAACACTATTGGTTCTTTGCTAACTATGACGGAAAGTACGTAAGCCCTGCAGGTGGTAAACGAAGCGTTTCTCTAGGCGCAATCATCGATGTTCTCAATGAGAACGGATTCGATGTAGATATAGTTGTCAAGCCGAATCCAAAGAAGAAAGAACTCTGGATTTCGGTAGTCAATCCATAGGAATCATAAGCATACGCCCGGCTTGTCTAGGCTGGGCTATTTTTTAGTCACCAATTAAACCATCACATATGTCAGAAAAGAAAAAATCAGATTTCGGTATCTGGGTCAAAAGTGTAAACACCAAGAGTGGCCCACAGGAAGTTCTCTCCTTCAGCGTAAACGGAGTTAGGTACAATGCTTGGAAGAATAACTTCAAGAGCAGCGAGAAGTCTCCAGACTACAACGCATACGTAGACAACTACGTAAAGCCAAACACTCCAACAGGAAACAAGCCGTTGGCAGACAACACGACGTTCGAAAAGAACAGTCACAAGCCTAGCGCTAACGACCTCCCATTCTAAAATAATCCTATGCTTATGGTTACCATGTTTTCAGATATCCACTCAGTATCTGACCCAAAGGTTGTTGAGTTATCCGCAGTGATAGACGCAATCAAAACGGGTAGGTATAAGGATAAAATAGATGCAGTCAGAGGTGAAACAGACGACAACAAGAGGAGGGAGCTGAAAGGCAAACTCCCTTGTGTGTTGTTCTGCGGAGAGTTCACAAATGGTGTAGAGAAAGATAAAGACGGGAAGAAGTACATCTCATACAGGGATGACCGCTCACTCAAGAAACACAGCGGATTAGTTCCAATAGACCTAGACAATGTTACGGACATAGAAGAGAAGATGGCTGAACTTAGCCAGATTCCATATGTCTATGCGTTATGGGTATCCTCATCCGGAAAAGGTATACACGGACTAGTTAAGATAGGAGACCCAAACAAACACTCCCAACACTACAGGGCATTGATGAACATGATAGATGGGTTGGATAAGACTGCGCAGAATCCGTCAAGGGTTCTCTACGTTTCTTATGACCCGAACATTTACGTCAATGAATCATGTGATACGTTCTACGACATTGAGAACGAAGAGAAGAAAGTATCCGTCTACAAGATGGGAGATGGTGGTACGGACTATAAGAAGCTAGACATAGCCGTCAGAATGATTAGGTCTGCTGAAGATGGTCAGAAGCATTACGTACTTAACAAGGCTGCCTACCTTATGGGTGGATTTGTAGCTACCAACACAGTTGAGTATGATATAGCCTATAACATTTTAAGACACGAGATATCTAAGAGAGATATCCGAGATTTAAGTCACGCTGAAAAAACTATTAAAGATGGTCTTAACGCTGGTATGCTTGTTCCTACTCAAGATGTGGAGAAAGTATATGACGAGGCGATTGAGATGATTGGACTAGCAGAAGAGGACTTATCATTCCTTACGGACAATAAAGCCGATGAGGATTACATTCACAGGTTTAGGCTAGGACTGATACCACAAGGATTGCCATTGGGTCACTACAGATTAGATGAGCATATTCTTCTAAAGGAAGGTGAGTTTTATGCAGTTCTTGGTCATTCCCATATCGGTAAGAGTACGCTAACACTATGGTTCTTATTCTTAGCAGCATTGAAATACGATTGGAACTTTATGGTATACTGTGGAGAGAATAGCTCTGCTTCAGTAAAGATAAAGTTAATGCAATTTTTGATTGGTAAGAGGATACAGAAGTTTACGGAATACGAGCAGAAACTAGCGCTCAAGTTTGTTGATGACCACTTCTTCCTCCTGTCAAGCAACGTATTGTATAGCTACAAGGATATCATCCACCATGCCGTCAAACTGATGGACTACAAATCCTTGAAAGGTGTATTCATTGACCCATACAATTCTTTGAAGATGGACATGGGTAACAAGGAGAACAAGTACACCTATGACTACGAGGCGTATAGTTCCATGCTCACCTTCACAAAGAGGTACAACACATCTCTGTTCTTAAGTTGCCACACAACCACAGCAGCACAGAGGGAGAAGGACGGACAGGGTAACCAAGTGATGCCACATGCTACGGATGCCGAAGGAGGTAGTGCGCTATATAATAGATGTGATAACTTCATCACCATACACCGGAAGATTAAGGACAACGCTGAGTTTATGTACACTCAAGTATCCGTAGATAAGGTTAGGAATGATGACACAGGTGGTAGACCAACGCCTAGAGCAGAGCCAGTCATTCTTAGAATGCAGGACAAGGTAGAATTTTTAAACGAGGACGGAACAAGTCCTATTAACAGAGACGCAGAATTATTAATACAGGGTTATAAAGTATGAAGGCAATAGATTTGATTGATGGGGATAGTGTCCCAGTACTTGTTTACGACGTATCCATAGAAGACATAGAAGAGAGAAAGAAAAAAGTGAAGACTTATAAAACGATGAAGCTAGCATCACAGAACTTAGGAATATCCTACAATGTAATTAGGACTTCTATTGCATCTAGGAAGAGGGTGTATGCTCCATTGTTGAAGAAGGAAGTAGCAATAAGATTCAAACCTAAAAGATGAAACAGGTAGGAAGAATGTTTAGAAACTTTGACCTAGACCTAGAGTATGGTGAAGCAGGTGAATCAGAATTACTATCCATACTGAAAGGGGTTAAGAAGGTTGAGGTAAAGACAGATAGGTTAGCTCACCTTACATGGAATGTAGCCGTAGAGTTTAGGTGTTATGGCAAGAATAGTGGTATCTCTACAACCGAAGCAGACTATTGGGCGTTTGTGCTACTTGACGGAAAGATGATAATACTAATAGAGACAAATGAGTTGAAGGTGATAGCCAGACAACAGTACAAGCTTGGGAATGTAAAGAAGGGAGGAGATGACCATGAGTCAGAAATGATTTTAGTACCAATAAACAAACTATATGAAAGAAGTATTTAAAGACAAAGCACTACAGACTGCTTTTGAAAAAACCATAGAGCAGTACGAAACATTTAGACAGGTTGTATCCAAGCAGATTGATTGTGCTGACCCTGCACAGATTGTAGCACACATGACAGAATTAACGGGTATTATGAGTATTGGCGTAACCTGTAAAGCACAGTTCCAGTTCCTTACGGAAAAGCTATCATTCCAGAAAGCTATGAACTTGAATAATGATGACATGAGCGCTACCGAGAAGAAGGTTATCATAGCCTACGAGATTGGTGACTGCTCCTTCTATAACTCACTTTGCGAAATGCTAATTAAGGAGGCCCACTACAAGATGGACTTGCTTAGAAGCGCACTCTCCTATTCTAAACAAGAAATGAATATGTTATGACAATGAGAGAAAAGGTAGCAGAACTCAATCCGGAAGCTATAGTATGGGATGACCTAGATGAAGCCATCATAGGACTGACAACAAACGGACAGGCCGTATACGATATCAATATCATCCACGAGATTCTCATGAGCCAATCAGAGATGACACTAGATGAAGCTATAGACTATGCGGAGTACAACATCCTGTCTGCTCATATGGGAGACTTTACACCAGTACACATTATAAAATTCTAATATATGAATAAAGTATTAGCCACCTTATTGATAATGCTGTCTACCACCTGCCTTACTCTTGTCTACATTACAGCTAATGACTACAAAAAGATTACAAATCTAAATGCAACTATAGACAGTTTGAAGTTAGAATGTAACTTAAAAGATACGGCCATAGATGAGGCAACCAAGACCGCTATACAATTGTCAGACAGGCTGAATGTATTGTACGAGAAAAGCCCAAGTATACATAAAGCTATATTCAGCCATTGAGACAGATAAAGAAACAATATAAGTACGGACTGAAGTTTGACTCAAAGTTGGAGTTATACTTTTACGAACTCCTAAAAAAGGAGAAGTTAAAGTTTGACTTCCAAGTTACCTATACCTTGCACCCATCGTTCCGATACAACAAAGCCACGGTTAGAGCAATGACTCTGACTGTGGACTTTGACTTTACCGGATATGGCAAAAATGTCATAGTGGATACCAAGGGGTTCATGAGGAATGATAACAAGCTAAAGTGGAAGTTTTTTAAGTACCTGCACAAGGATTCTCATCCGGATATCCACTTTCCCAGAAACCAAAAAGAATGCATTGAGGTGGTCGATATTATAAAAAAGTTGTAAATTAGCAAATAAACCAAACAACCATCTATGGCTTCTAAAAAGTTTAGGCCAAGAGTTACCGCTCAAGAGTATGAAATTTTAAATGATATCCGGAACAAGCATGAGGCGTTGGTTAGAGAGTGTCAAGAGAAAGGGATTCCGGTAGAAGATGTAAAGTATTACTGGTACAAAGGCGAACAATTCTCCATCAATGTGAAATCTCCTGTAATGTCATACACAGACGTTAGGGATGAGATTGTAGCAGATATGAAGAAGCATGCTCCAAAGTATCCGTCAATAAAACGTGAGAAGAGTAAAGATGCTCACCTGCTTGTTATAGACCCTGCCGACGTACACATAGGAAAGCTATCCGTTAAGAGTGAAACAGGAGAAGACTATAACTCCTCAATTGCAGTACTTAGAGTATTGGAAGCCGTCAAGTCTCTCATCGTAAAATGCTCTGGGTTCAAGGTTGACAAGGTTATGTACATCATTGGCAACGATATCCTACATACGGATAATCCTAAAAGAACGACCACTAGCGGTACTCCACAGGATACTGTAGGGATGTGGCATGAGAACTTTCTGATAGCCAAGAGGTTGCACATATCCGTCATTGAGTCTCTTATTCAGATAGCTGACGTGTACGTACAATATGACCCATCCAACCACGACTATATGTCTGGGTTCTTCCTAGCTGATACCATAAGTTCTTGGTTCTCTAACAGCAAACACGTTACATTCAACACCTCGGTATCCCACAGGAAATACTTTAGGTATCACAATAACCTAATAGGAACTACGCATGGTGACGGAGCGAAGGAAGCAGACCTGCCACTTTTGATGGCTCACGAATCCGGAAAGGACTGGTCTGAATGTAAACACAAATACTTTTACACCCACCATATCCACCACAAGAAGTCAAAGGACTACATGGGAGTTACCATAGAATCTATGAGAAGTCCCTCTGGCCCAGACAGCTACCATCATAAAAATGGATATCAGCATTCACCAAAGGGAATAGATGCATTTATCCATCATCCTACTGATGGCCAAATAGCAAGGATTAGTCATATATTTTAGCAAATATTGTTTGTAGTTATTCTAGTTATGCCTAATTTGCGTGAGCAAAAAGGGGTCATCTTCGTACGAGATAATCCCATCATCATTAGAAATAAGAGATAGGTCGAGTTTCTCAACCTCGTTGAGTACGACCTCTGTATCCTTTGTAGAGAGTATATAAAGGATAAAGTCATTCTTATCTTCTATGGGACGTATTAAATATACCACTACCAAATATAGTATTATGAAACCAACTAATGAAAACTCAGTGCAACAATTCAATGAATTAGAAGTCCTCATGAAGGAAAAACAAAGGCTTGAAAAGATGTTGGATGCTATTGCAAAGAAGCTGAGGAAGTTGGTTGCAGAACGATGATAGTTAAGCCTTGGTTGACTTGCCGTTCCTTCCGTTTCTAGCCCTGTTGATTCTGCTGAGTTCTAACTTAAATTTACCGCTCTTGGTATGGCTCATGTCCTTGCCATCACCATTTCCGTAGGTCCCTGCATCCCTATTGGCTTTATTGAGTTTTGCCCTATACTTTTTCCTCTCCTCTGTCTGGTGATACTCTTTATCGTACTTCTTCTTCCTTTCTATAGAAGATTTGCTATACCCCTTATAAGATGGGTGATTACCTGCATTATTATTTGCTGCCATTGTTTTTTATACGCTTTTCAAACCAACCGTATATCTGCAAAGATAGCCAAACAAGTGACATAAGACTCACAATAAAAGTAACCAATGGATTGATTTTCAATAGGTCAAACACAACTAGCCATGTCATAACTGTTGAAGGTACCCCGAGTATATCCAAATCTTGGTTCATTTCTATTACATATGTTATACAAATATATAAATAACTGATAATATAGACCTAATCTGTTTGATTTTTTGCACTAAGATAGCTCTGATATAAACAGTTTAAATTTACTAATTCTATCGTCTAAGCCATTACTAGCTCCATTTACCATTTTGGTAATTGCTTTTACATCATCATCTGACTTCCCTTTGTCTGCCAAAGCATTTAACTTTCTGCTATCCCAAAACCAAGCAGCAGACAACAACGGGTATTTAGTAGCAACTAAGTCTGGATTAGCCAAGATATCTTCCTCTACGAATTTATCAAAGGCCGTATAGTTTTGTTTTCCCGTAAGTTGAATGTATCCCCTTCCCTTGAATTTACTTCCATCCTGTGAAGCTTCATCTCCATTACCCATTCTGTTAGCATATACCCTATTGGCTATAGTATTTGGTTTTCTCTCGTACTGCTTTGCCAATACCTCATTGGGGAAGTATTTTCCAAAAACCTTCATCAATCCATCCTTAGAGTAGTTTAGGTTCTCTGTCGTAAACTTAAAATTACCGCTCTCATGTGCGCACTGTGACAGAAAATGAGCCAATCTAAGAGGAGTGTCAATTTTGAACTTCTCAATAACTGAAGGTATCTGGTCAATAACAGACTTAGGAATCTTGGTCTCCAGTTTTTTTCAGTTCCATCTTTCCTAGTTTTTATTGTTTGCCAAGCAGATATACCAAGAGAAAGAGCAGCAAAAGCAGCTGTTGCCTCCACCAAAGTATCAGACGGCTTAATATCGCCATGACTAAAGCTGTTAGCCAACAATGTAACACATAGAGATGTGGCAGCCATACCACCAAAGAATCTCTTACTGCTTATTCTGCCATCCTCTGAGAAAAGGCTCCATAAAAAGTTCTTTATCATTTGTCCGACTTTTTAGTTCCAAAATAATATGAGAAAATCATTAGCACAAGTGTCTTAATTAAGTCAAACAGCTGGCTATCCTCCTCATCGCTCAACAGAGAAATCTTAAACGCTATAACCTTATCTACCACATAAACACCAACAAGAGCCGTAAATACCAAAAGAATAAACCTAACCAATATCTCTTGAGTATCATCCGCAAACATCTTATTCACTAAGTACATAGCACCAATGATAACAATCATGGACAACATAACGCCAGATATCATTACAGCTAAATTTGATGAACTAAACATATTAAAATAGTTTTATATATATTGAACCGCTGTATACTGGTGCACCATTGTTCAATCCCAAAGACACTCCATACATCCTATCTTTCTTTGTTTTAAGCATAAGACCAACACTAGGGTTGCCTATCCCCAAACCCTGTGCATATTCCACCCTACTTCCAAAGTAAAGCTGGTTTTTAGGCAACTGCTTCACTATTTTGGTATCTGTTATGGTAGGTATCAACAAATCGGCAGAAAAAGCCCTATTTATAATCCTATTGGTAGAGATAGTATCATGTATAAATATCTTACCATATTCTAATTTGATAGTATCATTGTAAACCTTTTTGGCATAATACTCCTCCACATATTTACGAAGTTCTGTGCTGTCCATAACAGGTACTTCTACATATATAGTGGTGTCCTCAACAATGGTATCCTTAGTTCCCTTAATCTTTGCAGGAACGTATTGGGTGTCTATCGTATGTTTTAATACCTCATATTTCTTTCCGTCAACCTTCACAATCTCTCCCTTTGGTTTGCCACACTCAGAATTGAGGATGAAGATTAGCAAAAAAAGCTATAATCAGTCCGTATACTATATGCTTCATGTCACAAATTTAGCCAATATATGTTACAAAAAAGGGCCACCAAGAATGGCAGCCCGTATACAACTATGAGTACACTTTTTATACTACTTCAAGCTCATCTGCTTCTGGCTTAGGGAAACTGAGACCTTCTACCCATCCCTCAAGGAATCCGTAGTTCTCAATACCCTCTGTAGAAAAGGTAAACTGGTAAATCTCAATCTCCTGCTTCCACAGCTCTGCAATCTTCTTGTTAAGCTGTTTGATGCCTTCCTTTGAGTACTTATACCCACCATTTTCGTCCAGAAGAAGACTTCCGTCCTTGTCTGTATTGGCACAGTCAAGCCTAATGTCTTCCAACTTGTCGTTGTACACATCAAGGTGTTCTTTGACTTTAGTACCAATCTTTTGGAGTTTCTTCACTCCCTTGTTATTGGATTGATTTTCCTGCTCATTTGAGCCTACGATGTTGATTGCCTTAACGAGCATCAACAGGTCTCCATACGTTTTTGTAACTTTTGCCATGGCTTTTTATGGTTTGTTGTACAAATTTAATGCCAAAGTAGCTGATATTCAAATATTTTTATGAATATCTTCCCGCCTTGGAAAAAACCTCATACAGACCCCTCTCCTCAGCTATTTTCCTCCTATTCTCCTTGGAGGCATGAAACCACTCATGGCAGCCCCTACATACCCATATAAGGTTTATAGGGTCGTTTAGCATCTCATGGTGCGGTACTTCAGACCTGTAGAATATATGGTGTAGGTCTAGAGAATAGGTAGGTATGCCACAATGCTGACAATGAGGGTCGTGCATGAGCTGTTCAGCCATCTCTACCTTTACGGCATGAAAGGTCCTGTTACTCTTAGACACCTTATTCTTTATATAACTCCGTTTAAGGGGCTTTTTATGGGCATAGGCGCACTTAGAGGAACAGAACCTGTCCGTGCTGAGTCTCTTTACAAAGTCGCTGCCGCAGGACTTACACTTACCCATGGGAGCGCGGGGGAGACAATTGGAGGGTTAATTAGATTAGCTATTTGATTGTCCAAATTAGCATCTAAAGATTCCATGTCCATTGATTTTTCTAGCCATCCGCATACGATTTCAAATGTCAGGTCCTCGTAAGGAATAAAATCTGTTACATTGTCTGAGCTGAATGACTGAGCGCCATATACATCAGCGTTGTACTCTTTGCCTTCAACTTCTTCGTGAGCTTGTCTGCGCCAGTGGCAAACAACTACAAAGTCTTTTAAATCTCCGTCTTGCGGAATGCGGTCAAGCTGCGAAATTACCCAGTTTTTAGTTATCATGTTATTTGTTTTTATTGTTTGTAATACTCCCATTTAAAACCGTGTGCCTGTTTTGCATCTCCATTGCAGCATCTTGACACACCAGATTGATGAAACTTTGTTTCTCTTTGAACCTGTTTTGCTGAATCCCATATCTTAATAAACTCTCCATCAAGCGTTTTTTGACATACTTTTCTTGCTTTAATTTTTGACAGATGTTTTATTGTTTCTTCAGAATGTTTAAAACCCTTGTACTTTTCTGCATTTTTTTTGATAGCAGCTTTAAATTTTTCGCTATTTTTTA